AAACGTGTAATTATTACGCGAGAGAGACCGTGCGAAGGTATGGTCTCTCAGATAACTCAAAGCATTTTGGGACAGCTTACTGTGTCCCTAAATATATTAATTTAGAAGAATTTAAGGTGTACTAAATGGATCAAAAACTTACTCACGCACCACTCATATTTGGTCTCGTAGTACAAGGCGCAGCAATAGTCTGGACAGTCTCAATGATGATGTCTGACATACAAGAGAACCGAAAAGATATCGGACAGATGCAATTGCGTGTCTCTTCTTTAGAGGACGCAGTGCAAGACCAAGCAATTAGTTTGGCCCGTATTGATGAAAACATAAAAGCAATTAGAGGCGCAGTGGAAGCAATAGCCACAAATAAAAAATAATACAGGTAATTAATTATGGTAGTGGCAGAGGTATTAACAGGCATCGCCCTGATTACTAAATCTGTTGAATTTCTTAAAAAGACAGTTGGTACTGCTAAAGATATCTCTAGTCTAGCAGGTCAGATAGACGATCTTTTTGAGGGCAGTAAACAGCTTAAAATAGAAGAGCGTAAGGCACGTAAAGAAGGCCACTCAATAACAGAAATAGTTATAAATCAACAACTTGCTGCCGAGCATATAGCCGATGTTAAGGCATTAATCATAGGCCGTTTCGGATATTATGCTTGGCAAGACATCTTAAAGTTGCAGCGAGATGCTCAACTTGAACAGAAGGCCCGTGCTGCAGCAAAGCGCAGAGAGGCTGAAGAGAAAGCAGAACTGGTTGGCGATATGGCAGTGGTAGGTTCCAGTGTTCTGATAGGCATCTTGGTGTTGGCAATCGTGGCTACTGTTCTGCTGATTATCTTATAGTAGGAACTAACAAACATGATGAACCTGATAACGGCACTACTCCCACAAGTGATGGGAGTGGTCGATAAAGTTATTCCAGATAAAGATGCGGCTGAGAAGGCCAAACAAGTCATCGAACTGGAACTGATTAAAGCAGCCAATGAAGTCAATCTGGCACAAGCAGAAACCAACAAAGTAGAAGCAGCACACAGATCGGTGTTCGTGGCTGGATGGCGTCCTGCGATAGGCTGGGTGTGCGCTCTAGGCGTCTTCTGGGCCTTCATGGGTAACCCCCTAGCCCAATGGATAGCTGTGCTTCTAGGACACCCTACAAGCCTTCTCCCAGTGTTTCCCACAGACAAGCTGTTTGAACTGGTATTCGCAATGCTTGGCATGGCTGGACTTCGCAGCTTCGAGAAAATGAAAGGCATAGCTAAATGAGTACCGCAACAAAAGATGCAATGGAAAGTCTGCACAAGATGCTGGCAGAAACTTTGATTGACAGGATGAAAGACCCCGATGTCAAAGCTGGTGACCTTAATGTTGCCCGACAGTTTCTTAAAGACAACCATATCGAAGGCATGGCTGTAGAAAACTCGCCACTGGCAGACCTCGTAAAGACACTGCCAGACTTCAATGATGATGACACAGATATGAATGAGATGCGCCACTAGATGTTTAACAAAACAACCTCTCTTGGCGTACCTATAGAGAAAGACCCACTAACAGACTTCAGGAAGTTCCTGTTTGTTGTGTGGGACCACCTTAACCTTCCGAAACCTACAGATGTACAGTATGACATTGCGAAATACGTGCAGCATGGCCCCAAGCGTAGTATCATTGAGGCATTTAGGGGCGTAGGGAAGTCATGGATTACTTCAGCCTATGTGGTGTGGCTGCTGTACATGAACCCACAGCTTAACATCCTAGTGGTATCAGCATCTAAAACACGATCTGATGACTTCACTACGTTCACCCTACGCCTACTCAAAGAGATACCTGTACTGGCCCACCTGATACCTTCAGAGGACCAGAGACAATCTAGGATATCCTTTGATGTAGGACCAGCAGCAGCCTCCCACGCACCCTCAGTTAAATCTGTAGGTGTGACAGGGCAGCTTGCTGGGTCTAGGGCTGACGTATTGATTGCTGATGACATAGAAGTCCCTAACAATAGTGCAACCCAAGGCATGAGGGACAAGCTGTCAGAGGCTGTGAAAGAGTTTGATGCTATCTTGAAACCAGATGGACGCATCATCTATCTTGGAACACCACAAAACCAAGAAAGCCTATACAACAAACTACCAGATCGTGGCTATGAGTTACGCATCTGGCCTGCTAGGTATCCATCAGAGGACCAGATGATCGGATATGGCGATAAGATTGCCCCACTGATTGTAGGTAGGCTGGAAAACGACAAGGATTTATTAGGAATATCTACAGACCCCGACAGGTTCTCTGACTTTGACCTAATGGAACGAGAAGCATCCTATGGTAGGTCAGGTTTCTCACTGCAGTTCATGCTTGATACGAGGCTCTCTGATGCCGAGAGATACCCTCTCAAGGTAGGTGACCTAGTGGTGATGGACATACCCATCCACGAAGGCCCAGAGAAGGTCTTATGGGCATCTGATGACCAACACATAATACAAGAACTGCCCAATGTGGCATTCAATGGTGACCACTACCACAAACCAATGTTCCTACCTGACAGCTTTGTAGAGTATTCAGGTTCTGTAATGTCTATTGACCCGTCAGGTCGCGGTAAGGATGAGACAGGATATGCAGTGGTCAAGATGCTCAATGGGTATCTGTATGTCAGAAGGTGTGGTGGTGTAGCTGGTGGATATACTGAAGAGGCACTGCAGAAACTAGCAGTCATCGCCAAGGAAGAAGAGGTCAACGAGATAATCGTTGAGAGCAACTTTGGTGATGGGATGTTCAATCAGCTTATGCTGCCTGTCTTAGGTAAGATACATCCAGTGACTATGAGTGAAGTCAGACACAACACACAAAAAGAAAAGCGCATCATCGATGTACTAGAACCTGTGATGAACCAACACAGGCTGGTGGTGGACAAGAAGGTTATACAGCAGGACTATGATAGCTGTCAGAACCTACCACCAGAACAGGCACTCAGGTATCAGCTTATGTATCAGATGACCCGTATCACAAACGATAGAGGCGCACTGACAAATGATGACAGGCTAGATGCTCTAGCTATGGCAGTCCAATACTGGGTAGATGCAATGGCACAAGATGCAGAACACAAAATACAAAGCAGAAGAGAAGAAGTTCTGATGGATGAAGTAAGTCGAATGAAAGACATGGCAGGTCTAGGGTTCGCAGTACTCACAGGAACACAAGATACTAAGATACATAATAAATGGTAAACTATAGAGGAACCTGTGCCAGTTCATTTTAAGAATAATCTTTTAGGTTGCACTATAGGGGGAGGGGAAGAGAAGGTCTTCCCTCTATAGATAACTTAAAGATGACTTAAAGATAACTTAAATTGAAAGATAAAAGATGGACGAGGCAGCACTAACTTATAGTAAAACTATTAGATACCTTATGTTAACTTTAAGTAACCTAAGAGTAATGCTCAGTAAGGCTTATAGTGTCATTGAGTGTGCTAGTTGTCATCGTGGGATGAGCAAGACTGCCGAGATATTGCACAGGATGAGCGACAAGGAACTGAGGGATATCGGTATGACGCGGGGAGAGATTTATAGTCGGCTGAAGGATAACTGTAAGGAGTGCTGTAAGTAGGGTGTCCTTATAAGTGGTGACGACGCTTTTGGTTTTGTTAGAAAAATGCGAGGGGGTAATGCTATATCCCCCCGCCGCGACTTCCCCCCTTGCCTGTCCCTGCGGATTGCCTGACGGTGGTCGATTTGTACCATTTTGTGTACCAAGTGACCCGCAAAGCCATATAAATAAGGGGGGTGGTAGCAGTATCAGGGGCTGTTGCGTCCTATATTTACATGATGCACGAGTTGCGCACGAGATGCGAAAAGACCATCCAGTTTTTTCGTTTTACTTATCGTTTTCGCATTTCGTGAAGCTGCAAATCCTATAGTTTACTTATCGTTTTCATGCGGCAAACCTGCACCCAAAACCTGCAGCAAATCATGCGGCAAATCACCCTGCAAACCTGCAGCAAATCAGGCGGCAAACCTGCACCCAAAACCTGCAGCAAACCTGCAGCAAATCACCAGATGCAAATCACCATGAAAACAAGGCAAATCATAGCGTTTGCCTCGCGCGCGTACTTATATCCAATCATTTCGTGCTAGATTATTTTCCTGATATCCTGCAGCTTCCTAGAAATTAATTTCGATTATCTTAATCATATAAATAAGGCTATTTGGTAATTCCTGCAGCTTGTACCATAATTTAATTTACCAAACCCTATTGTCTTTCAAATCACTTGCGACTAGATAATGGGACACCAACACGGCAAACGGCACAACGCCACCGCCCAACAATATGAGGTTTACGACCATGACCATTGAGAACATCAAAACAATCTTCAATCTCGCAACGCCAACCGAAATTCGTGACGGTATCGTGTGGTACGCCACAGCGCAGCAGCAATGCAAAGATATCGCCATTGCCCATGATATCCCGCTCAACATCGCTGTGGGTGTTGTCGCTGCACTATCGCCTAACAACAAATGGGAACGCAACGTGACCAATGCTGACCAGCTTATTGCTGCGTTCCTGCGCGGCGATGCTGTGGAAAGCGTCAAAGTCTCAACGTATCACACGATGCGAAACAAGGCTTGGTCAATTCTAGAGCAGATGCCAGATAATGACGCGACTATCAAAATTCTTAATGGTCAAAAGATTGTAGCATTCTATCGCTGTATCATGGGTGAAAGCACATGTTGCGTGGATGGTCATGCCAGAAACATTTTTTATGGCGAGCGTATTGGTTTGACCAACGATAAAACCAACATTGGCGTAAAAGAATATCGCTTGATTGCTGCAGCATATGCTGAGGCTGGCTATGCATTAGGTTTCAAAGCCTACGAACTGCAAGCCATCACTTGGGTAGCATGGCGTCGCATTCACAACATTACCTAATTCTAACCATATCTCACTCTTAACCTTGAAAGGTTTTAACTATGACCATTTACTTATTCTCAGGCTATGACCGTCACAAGCCTCTATCAATCTTGTGCAATCTTTCACGCTCAAAGCAAATTGAGGAAGCCAA